AAAAACTGGCTGTTAATTGATACTGATCCTGCTAAAGGCAACAAGGGTCTTGGGCTTAAATGGGTGCCGGCAAGTACTAGATTTACCTGGGTAAGACCTTATAGAGATACTGCGAAGCAAGATGTAGCAGAGAATCTAAGACAATGGTTTAAAGATAAATGGGTTCGCTTTGGTCCTGATGGCAAGATCCGTGGGGACTGTGCTCGAGGCAGTGAGAAAGAAGGCAAACCCAAGTGTTTGCCAAGATCAAAAGCCAATGCACTGGGCAAAAAAGGCAGAGCTAGTGCCGCAGCTCGTAAACGCAGAGAAGATCCCAATCCTAATCGTAAAGGTGCTGCTATAAATGTCAGTACTAAAGGAAAACGCAAATGAGAATTCTAGACATCATAAGTGAATCACAACACATTTGTCCCTATTGTGGCGGCCCATTGTTAGAAGATACAGGATTACAAGAAAAGAAAGACGCCTGTTATCACAAGATTAAGGCATCAGCTAAGGTATGGCCGTCGGCCTATGCTTCAGGTAGACTAGTGCAGTGTCGGAAAAAAGGTGCTGCTAACTACGGTAAAAAATCTGAAGATATCGATGAAAACTTTGCTGATGGTAAGAATCCACAAGACAAAGGCGATAGCAAACGACACGGTATTAACACTAAAGCATCAGTAAGCAGCCTACGTAAGACTGCTAAACAAGGCGGCCGCAAAGGACAACTAGCACACTGGTTAGCTAATATGAAAGCAGGTCGTGCTAAAAAAAATAAATAAGTATATGAAAATTAAAGAATTGTTCGAGACAGCGTCAGGTATGGGTGCAGGAGATGTTGCTACCTTTATTAAGGGCGGGTCTGGAGCAAATGTAGGTACTCTTTTTGGGGGCAGTTATCAGCAGAAATCTGCTAAAAAACCCAAATCTAAGAAGCCTCACGAAAGTATATTAAGAAGATAAATACATTTATGGACCTAGAAAAACAACCAGTCGACGATCACGAAGCCAAAATGGCCAGAGCTGAGCTTTATAAGCTCAATCAGTATTCTGCCAAATTGTTTAAAATGATCGGAGAAAACGATGAATTAGATGGCTGGGTGCAATCAAAAATTACCAAAGCTGCTGATTATATTAGTTCTGTATATCATTACTTAGAATATGAAAAAATGGCAGCTAGTCAAGTTGAATCGGGACCTAGAGATTTTGAAGAATCTCTACAAAACGAAGTTAAACAAAGCCTCAAAGATCAGTGGCTGAACAGAAAAAATCAAGGAAACTAAAATGGACTTTAAAGCAATACTAAGCAAACTTGACGGAATGGAAGCCAAACCGACAACTCCTGCAGCCCCTGTACTAGACAAAGCTGTACAACTAAACGAAGATGCTCAACTTCGAGTTCTTAGCGGTCGTACTACTTACGTAGCCGAAGCTAAGATGAAGAAAGAAGAAGATGCTAAGAAAGAAAAAGATGCTAAGAAAGAAGAAAAAGTAGACGAAGCTACTAAAACAGACAAGCCTTGGACAGACATGAAAGGCAACAAGCATCCAGGTACTGCTGTTAAAGGCGACAAGTACACAGGCAAGGAAGCTGAGAAAGAAGAAAAGCCTAAGTCTAAGAAAGACGAAAGTATTGAGCCACAGTTCAAAAGCAAGTTTATGAAGATGGTTGAAGCTAAGAAAGAAGAAAACGAAGCAGCAGCCAAGAAGAAAAAAGAAGATAAGAAAAAGAAAATGGCCAAGATCATGGACGAAGCCATGGATCCAGTTGGCAAGGAAGATGACGACATCAACAATGATGGTAAAAAAGATAAGACTGATGATTATTTAAAGAATCGTCGTGCCGCAGTTAGCAAGGCTGTTGGCGGCAAGAAAGACGACAAAAAGAAAACTGAAAGCGCAATGATGCCAAAAGGCAAAAAGCGTCCTGTTAAAGAATCAGTTGAATCTAATTTATCATTTAAAGAAATGATGGCACTGGTTGTTGAAAGTGGTGGCCAGCAACAAATCGATCCAGTTGACGATCAACTATGGGCTTGGGCTCAACGTGTTGCTAAGACTAAGATTGGAGAAGGCATGAAGGCTGATATCTATGCAGGTATGGTCTACGAGCGTATGGGTGGTGCATTTGAAATGTACGATGTACTAAGCGAAGACAGAAGATAATATCTCCAATTACTACTTAAAAGCCGGCAATTAGTTGACCGGCTTTTTTGTTGACTATATAATAGTTCTATAGGAGAGAATTATGTCTACAAGAATGTATGGTCCCGAAGAAAAAGCTAAACTTGAGCGTTTAATCAACGAAGGTTCGAATGTGCTTCGTGAAGTAGAAGATCTACAAGAAGGTCTTAAAGATACTGTTAAAGCAGTAGCAGAAGAACTGCAAATTAAACCAAGTATCATTAACAAGGCAATTAAGATTGCTCATAAAGATAATTGGAAAGATCACGAACAAGAATGGAACGATATTGAAATGATTCTGGGTGTTACCAAGCGACTACCAGAATGAACGATCTAGCCTATGGAATATTTGCTTGGATTAAAGATGACTTTCGTAGTCATCCTTTTCGCTTTTGCGTTGAGTTGCTTGCTTGGGGTATTTCAATTGGGTGTTCAATTACCATGGCTCTTACAGTCCCCACTCCGCCCCTATTGGTACTTTATCCTATTTGGATCGTCGGTTGTGGTCTCTATGCTTGGGCTGCTTATACTCGCAAAAGTTTTGGTATGTTGGCTAACTATATCCTGTTGACCACTATCGACAGTATTGGTCTAGTTAGAATGATAATTAATTAAATAAACAGTAGATGGTAAGCTGGGCCACAAACCGCACATTTGGTATTTGTCTGCCACAAAAGACATAGGAGAAAAATTTGAGTTACGTAGACGCTTTCTATAATAGAGAGCAGGATATGATCAATGTTGTTGAACGCAATGATAAAGGCGAACGACATTATAAAGAATACCCTGCCCGTCATATATTTTATTACCCAGATGCCAAGGGTAAATTCACAAGTATTTTTGGACAACCTCTTTCACGAGTAAGTTCAAAAAACGTCAAAGAACATCGCAAAGAACTTGCAATTCATTCAAACAAAAAACTTTTTGAAAGCGATATCAATCCCATTTATCGCTGTCTAGAAGACAATTACCTTAATGTTGATGCACCTAAACTAAATGTAGCATGGTTCGACATTGAGGTAGACTTTGATCCAGAACGTGGCTATGCATCACCAGAGGACGCATTTATGCCAATTACTGCTATTGCTGTCTACCTACAATGGATGCAGACTATGGTCTGTTTGGCCATTCCTCCCAAGACATTAAGTATGGAAGAGGCTAAAAAGCAAGTTGAAGAATTTCCTAACACGTATTTGTTTGATAACGAAGCAGATATGTTAGACATGTTCTTGGATCTAATACAAGATGCAGATGTACTAAGTGGTTGGAACTCAGAAGGCTTTGATATTCCTTACACAGTTAATCGTGTAACAAAAGTTCTAAGTAAAGAAGATACAAGACGTTTTTGTTTGTGGAATCAATTTCCCAAGAAGCGTGAGTACGAAAAATACGGTAAGGCCGCTGTCACGTACGATCTTATTGGTCGTGTACACTTAGACAGTCTTGAACTGTATCGCAAGTACACATATGAAGAACGCCATACCTATCGACTGGACGCTATCGGTGAGATGGAAATTGGTGAAAACAAGACTGTGTACGAAGGTACACTTGATCAGTTATACAACAACGATTTCCGTAGATTCATCGAGTACAACAGACAAGACTGTATGCTGTTGGAAAAATTAGACAAGAAATTAAAGTTTCTGGCTCTTGCTAACACACTGGCACATGAATGTACTGTGCTACTACAGACCACAATGGGTGCTGTTGCAGTTACGGAACAGGCCATTATCAACGAAGCTCACAAGCGTGGAATGATTGTTCCCAATAGAATAAGTCGAGAAGAAGGTTTTAGTAATCAAGCCGCTGGTGCTTATGTGGCCTATCCCAAAAAAGGCATTCACGAATGGATTGGTTCGTTAGATATTAACTCACTGTATCCGTCGGCAATTCGTGCCCTGAACATGGGTCCGGAAACTATTGTTGGTCAGTTGCGTCAAGATGGCACTAAAGATTATATTGCTGCTGAAATTGCCAAAGGTAAATCGTTTGCATCCGCTTGGGAAGGCATATTTGGTTCATTGGAATATGCCGCGGTATTAGAACGAAATGTTGGTCGAGAAATTACTATCGACTGGGAAGATGGCGGAGTAGATACACTTAGTGCTGCTCAGGCCTATGATCTAATCTTTGAAAGCAATCAGCCTTGGATGCTAAGTGCTAACGGCACTATCTTTACCTACGAGAAAGAAGGTATCATTCCTGGATTGTTAAAACGTTGGTATGCAGAACGTAAAGAAATGCAGGCCAAACTAAAAGATTGTATTGCAGCCGGTAACAAGATTGAAGAAGAATACTGGGACAAGCGTCAGTTGGTCAAGAAGATTAACTTGAACAGCCTGTATGGTGCTATTCTTAATCCTGGTTGCAGATTCTTTGACAACCGTATTGGACAATCAACTACACTAACAGGTCGTGCCATTGCTCGTCATATGGCAGGTAAAGTAAATGAAATTATTACCGGAGATAATGATCATATTGGCAAAGCGATCATCTACGGTGACACAGACTCTTGTTACTTCTCAGCGTATGCTACGTTAAAGAAGGACATTGAGAAAGGGGCTATTCCTTGGAGCAAGGAATCAGTTGTTGAACTTTACGATACTATAGGAGAAACTGTTAATGGAACTTTCCCAAAATTTATGCAAGATGCGTTTCACTGCCCGAAAAGTAGGGGAGAAGTCATCAAAGCAGGTCGCGAGATTGTTGCTTCCAAAGGATTGTTTATCACCAAGAAACGATATGCCGTTCTCTACTACGACAAAGAAGGAAAAAGAGCAGACACTGGGGGTGCTCCTGGCAAAATCAAAGCAATGGGACTTGATTTAAAAAGATCTGATACTCCTGTTGTAATTCAAGATTTTCTCAGCGAGGTGCTTACTAGAGTGCTCAATGGCGCTGGAAAAGAAGAAGTGCTAGAATATATTACTAATTTTCGCACCGAGTTCAAAACTCGTCCGGGATGGGAGAAGGGTTCACCAAAACGTGCTAACAACATTAGTGAATATCGAGACAAAGAAAAGAAAGCCGGCAAGGCCAATATGCCTGGACACGTTCGTGCAAGTCTCAATTGGAATACACTAAAACGTATGATGGATGACAAGTACTCTGTAGCTATTACAGATGGCGCAAAAGTTATTGTGTGCAAGATCAAAGATAATCCAATGGGGTATACATCAGTTGCCTATCCCGTAGACGAACTTAGACTACCGCAATGGTTTAAGGATCTTCCGTTCAACGATGCTGAGATGGAAAATGCAGTCATCGATGAAAAGCTAGAAAATTTGATTGGAGTCTTAGAATGGGACATCAGTTCAACTCGCAGTGACAACACATTCGCAAAACTTTTTGACTTTGAGTAAATTGCGGTTGCTTTTTACTCTAGATCTAAATATAATCTTAATATACAGGAGAACTTTCAATGAAAGACATTTTACAAGATATCGTATCGCACACACAGAACCTAGGCTTCTTAACCACAGTTAAAGTCACTGGTGATCAAAATAAAACTGTGATCAATTCAATGGCTGATGACCGTTCAGTGATTATGGAAGCTGAAACTGCTGCACCATATCCGGATATGATGGGTGTATTTGGTATGCCGCAACTAAACAAATTAAAATATTTGTTAGACGGCGCTGAGTACAAAGAAAATGCTAAAATTAGTATTACTACTGCAGATCGTAATGGCGAAACAATTCCAACAGGCTTACACTTTGAAAACAAAGACGGTGACTTCAAGAACGACTATCGTTTTATGAATACGGAAATTATCAACGAAAAGATGAAGACTGTTAAGTTTCGTGGTGTCAAATGGGATGTAGAGATTGAGCCAACAGTTAGTGCTGTGCAACGTTTTAACTTTCAAGCAGGTGCTAACAACGAACATCCGACATTCTTGGCAAAAACTGATGGTGATAAATTAAAATTTATATTCGGTGATGCCAGCACACACGGTGGCGAATTTATTTTTGCAATGGGTGTAACTGGTAAATTAGATCGCGGTTGGACTTGGCCGGTGTTGCCAATCTTGAGTATTCTTAAAATTGCAGATGTTAACAACACAAAGATGTCATTGTCAAATGAAGGTGCTATTCAAATTACTCTGGATAGCGGACTTGCCACTTACAAATATATTATTCCAGCACAGGCAGCTTAAATGAAACAACCCGTTGATTTAACACCTTTGCAGAAAGACTACGCAGTCTATTTGCCTGCAATCAGTAGTTTTTATAGTACTTACATTGCAAAACAACGTAAGGAAGAGTTTGTACCTAAAGATCGTATTCCGGTAGGATTTGATCGTGGTATCGAAGGTATGAACTTCTTAAATCCAGAACAAGGTTACTTCTATTACAAATATGGATTGTATTCAGCAGGTCATGCACAGTTAGATCTTACTAAAACTATGGATCACGACTCTATGATTCAGCAACGTGATCGTAGTAAGACAATGATCTTGGGTGACTCTGGTGGTTACCAGATTGGTAAAGGCATTCTCAAGTTTGATTGGCTGGACTTTGAAGGTAAAGCAGCTAACAAAACTCGAGATGACATTCTTAACTGGCTTGAACTAACTGCCGATTGGTCAATGATGCTAGACGTTCCTACCTGGGCCTGCGATCATATTCATTCACCCAAGACTGGATTGAAGTCTTTTGAAGACTGTTTAGAAAAGACTCGTCACAACAACAAGTACTTCTTGGAGAATCGTTTAGGTGCTACCAAGTTCTTAAACGTGCTACAGGGTAGCAACTGGGATACTGCGGAAGCGTGGTACGAAGGTGTTAAAGAGTTTAGTGATACTAAAGTTTGGGGTGATAAAGCTGCCGAAGGTTGGGCTATGGGTGGTGCTAATATGTGCAAGATGCACATTACTCTACGTCGATTAATTACCATGCGCTTTGACGGTATGTTAGAAGGCAAGGATTGGATGCACTTCTTGGGTACTGCACAGTTAGATTGGTCATGTTACTTGACTAGTATTCAACGTCAGATCCGTAAACACGTTAATCCTAACTTTACAATCAGCTTTGACTGTGCATCACCGTTCATTGCAACTGCACACGGACTGGTTTATACCAACAGTCAACACACAGCCAAACGTTGGAGTGTTATCATGGACAAGGCTCCAGATAATAAAGCACTTGCATCACGTCCAGACATTCCTTTTCCTTTCGAAAGTGAGATTGGTCGTAGACTTAATGTTTCCGATATATGTCATTACAAGCCAGGAATGTTAAACAAGATTGGCAAAGAAGGCAAAACATCGTGGGACAGCTTTGGTTATGCACTAATGATGGGACATAATGTCTATCAACACATTGTTGCTGTACAACGTGCTAACAATCTAGCAGACATCGAACAAGCTAAAGTTCGACCAGACTGGAGAATGTGGAAAAAGAACAAAGATCGTGATATGAGTGACGAGTATAGCGATTGGGTTCCACGCAATATCTTGTACTTTGATCGATTTGTTGAGGAGTTGTTTAACTGCGCGGACAAAGAATCTGCATTTGAAATGATTGCTGATGCAGAGACTAGAGGATTTATGCAGAATTTAGAAGGCTCACGTCTACGTGGAGGCGTCACAAATATCTCCAATGACTTGTTTTACGAAGAAGGCAGTGAAGATAAGGATTCGTGGAACGACGATCGTGAAGATGGCGAATTGGATAAACTTGTAGCTGAATAAGGAGTAGCTATGTACGAAAACAGAATTAAACATTTAGAAGAATCTCATAGAGTATTAGACCAAAAAATCGATACGCTAGAAAAGAATGGGCTGTTTGAAGATATGAAAATGCAAGAATTGAAGAAACAGAGGTTGCTTTTAAGAGACGAACTTGCTATACTAAGACGTAAGCAATGGGAACACGATCACGAAACTGTCGACTTTGATGACGAACGATGAAAAAATATACACTAACACAGACTCAAATTAAAACCTTGGCAGATATTGCCAAGCGTTTTCCAGAAGTCTCTCAATTTGAAATTGTTGAAGATCACTCTAGTGGAATCGGACCTACTACAACAGTTCAGTTCGAACTATTGGGCAAGGAAGTTAAAGTTGACAACACCGACGTGAGTACTTGGTAATGAGTGAAGAATTTGAAAAGTACGATGCCTTTGCCAAACATATGGAAGAACGTTTTCCAAAGATGTTTGCCGGAAAATATGGCGGCTTTGCCTGTGGCGAAGGTTGGTGGCCCATTCTAGAAAAACTGTGCAGTAACATTCAGCATCACATCGATTGGAAAAATAAAGAAAGTGAAGTTGTTCCACAAGTTACAGTAGCGCAGATTAAAGAAAAGTTTGGCGGTCTTCGTTTCTACTACGATGGTGGCGATGAGCAAATTCGTGGCATGGTACAGATAGCAGAAGTATGGGCTGATCATAGTTGCGAAACTTGTGGTGCTCCGGGCAAGCGTCGAGAGGGTGGTTGGATTAAAACTCTGTGTGATTATCACGAAGCAGAGCGTCAACAGAGAAAACAAACAGTATGAAAAGAAATTACGAATCGGGTGTTGCAGATAGCATTACATTTTTTACAGGCATTGAGATCGAAAAGACTCCTGCATATGGAATGAAAACTCTGTTTATAACAGGTGTACACGATGCCTATGTAATTATGGAACTTGCTCGTGAACATAAGTGTACTCATATCTACTTTGGTGCTAATCAAAGTTTTCCTAAATTAGAAGTCAACGATGCAGAACAGTGGCGTCTTTGGGAAAATATGATTTATGTCTGTCTAGATGCTGACGATGATTTTTGGTGTACACTTGATTTTGATCTAGCACAAGTAGAAGGTCTGCTTGAAAGCGGTCTTGTTGAGAAGCGTCAGTTCATTCCGCAGATTTCGGTAAAATTGCCCTATTTACAACAGCTGGGATATAATGCTACAATAAAGATAGACGACAAAGATTTTAAAGCAACAAATCCTGGAGTGTGGTGTCATAACCTCCATGACCTACTTGGTAGAGATCGGTTTACCAGTTGGGACCAATATGGCAAGGACGAGATTATCAAATGAGTAATATAGGGCAGTATGCCTCAACCGCTAAGTCTGTTAATCGATTACAACGTGCAATGAATAAATCCTCTTCAATGGTTAGAAGACAATATGTGGAAGAAGCTCCTATGAAATTAACATTTAAACAAAAACTTCGCAAATGGCTAATGGATGACACTGACGAACACGATTATGGTAATGCTATCAGTGTCGATAGTGACGGTCCAAACATTCAGTCACAGGGATTTAGATTAAATGTCTATAGTGCAGGCGGTGGGACTATTATCGAAACCACTAAGTACGATCGTCAGAAGGATGATCATCGACATAGTCTACACGTGGTTACAGATGATAAAGATCTAGGCGAAGAGCTAGCAAAAATTATCACTATGGAGAGTTTGAGATGATTATCAAACAAGACATTCGTCCAAATAAAATGATTTGGGTTACCTTTAACAAAGAAGGTATGCACAAGTATCCGGCAGCACTTACAGATCCTAATCTAGCAACAGGTGATGAGTATGATGTAAGTTTCCTAGGATATCCGCATCGTCATATCTTCCACTTTAAAGTTTGGATTGGTGTTACGCACGATGATCGCGATATTGAGTTTATTCAGTTCAAACGATGGTTGCTAAATCTTTATAAAGATGCTACACTAAGTTTAGATTATAAAAGTTGTGAGATGATGTCAGGCGATTTGTTTGACGCTATCTCTGCAAAGTATCCAGGCCGTGAGGTTTGGATTGAGGTCTCCGAAGACGGAGAAAATGGTTCATTTATTAAGTATTAATAGGAAAAGCTAAAATGGCTAAGAATTATCGCGACACTAACTATTTCGAAAATCGTCCGGACATCGTTAAGATTTTTGATGATCTGGAAAAGTTTAAAGACTTCTGTCGCTTTGAACTGTGTGATTTCAATGAAGCTAACCTCTACAACAGAGATAGTCAAGTGTGGAACAACTACTACTACAGTACACGCCCACGTAAGCCACGTGGTGAATACAACAACAATCGCGGTGAATACAATCGCGGTGGCAATCAAAATCGTAACTATCAACGTTAATGATCTATATTGTCGACTTAGAATCAGTTGAGACAAGGTACACAGGTCAATGGAAGACTCATGTACCTGCATTACTACGAAAGGCTGGACACAATGTCAACATTATATCAGGTCCTACGGACATTCCTAGTGCTACCACTCCTGGAGCATTTCTCAACTTTGGCGGCACTAATATATACAAGGCTCGACAGGTTGAGCAGATGGGTCGCTTATTTTGTAACGGATCCGTTAATTCCGGCGATCATTTTGTGTTTACTGATGCTTGGCATCCAGGTATCATTAATCTAAAGTATATGAGTGAGTTGCTGGGCATTCCGGTGGTTACACATGGCTTATGGCATGCTGGTAGTTATGATCCTCAAGATTTCTTAGGACGTCTTGTTGGTGATAAGCCCTGGGTTAGACACGCTGAGAAGAGTTTCTTCCACGCATTTGACTACAACTACTTTGCCACAGACTTTCACATTGAAATGTTTATTAGAAATCTACTCAATGATAAAATGTTTGAAAATCCTTGGATAGAGGATCATATTGCTGAAGCACTAAGAGGCGAATGTTCTAATATAGTTCGTACTGGATGGCCCATGGAATATATGCAAGATACTCTGCTAATGTATAAGAATATGCCTAAGCGTGATCTTATCTTGTTCCCACATCGCATTGCTCCAGAGAAACAGGTTGAAATCTTTAGAGATTTAAAAGAACATCTTCCACAATACGAGTTTGTTGTTTGTCAAGATCAACAACTAACAAAGAATGAATACCATAATTTGTTAGGTGAAGCTAAACTAGTATTCAGTGCTAACTTGCAAGAAACCCTAGGTATTAGTTGGTACGAAGGCGCATTGGTAAATGCTATTCCTATGGTTCCAGATAGACTAAGCTACAGTGAAATGGCCATGGATACATTTAAGTATCCTAGCGAATGGACTGAAAGCTATAGTGCATATGAGGCACATAGGCCAGAAGTTTGTGCTAAGATTATTCAGTATATGAATAATTACGAAAAGTTCTTACCTAGCCTAAATAAACAGGTAGAATCCTTAAAAGAACATTTCTTTAGTTGTAATAAACTATTAGAGATGTTAAAATAATAACGTATGTCATCCACGACATTAACTCGGAGAAACAAAATTGACAGATAAAGAAACAGGCCTGGACGCAATGGCAGGCGATGGCGGATACGAATTATCTACACTTGAAAAGTATGAAGAATTTAACAAGAAAAGAAACTACAGGTACACTGAAATCAAACGACCTGGATATACTGTCAGGCAGTTTTTAAAAAACATCGTTCTCGGCTACTGGAAGCATAAATAATTATGCTACACAAAGGTAGCAACATTTCAAAACTAACATCCGTGTAAGGAAGGATACAAATATGTCATATAACAAAACAAAAACTGACCCGGTTCTAGGGCAAGCAGTTCACGAGCATTTGGTAAAATGCGGTGTGGAAACTCCAACAGTTCCAAACAATATTGATCGTAAAGACAAGATCGATAAAATTGAAAGTCATTTTACGGAAATTATGCGAGTAATGGGGCTGGATCTCAGCGACGACAGTTTAGTTGATACGCCCAAGCGTGTTGCTAAAATGTATGTTAATGAAATTTTTTGGGGACTTGACTACGAGGCATTTCCCAAATGTACCACAGTAGACAACAAAATGAAATACGATGAGATGGTAATTGAACGCAATGTCAATGTCCAATCAAATTGTGAACATCACTTTGTTGTTATTGATGGTTTGGCCACTGTAGGATATATTCCTAAACAGAAAGTCCTGGGGCTGAGTAAAATCAATCGCATTGTAGAATACTTCTCTAAGCGTCCTCAAATCCAAGAACGATTAACTGAACAGATCTATCACGCACTACAATTTATTCTTGACACAGATAATATTGCTGTGGTAATCGACGCCCAGCATTACTGTGTAAAGAGTCGCGGAGTTGAGGATGTAGGATCCAGCACAGTCACAAGCAAATTAGGTGGCTGTTTCAAGACTGAGCCAAGTGTCCGAGCAGAGTTTATGAATATTGTAAACTCTTGTAAGACTAGATAACTATCTGTCTAA